ATGTTACTCGCTCCCCTCTCGTTACATTCCTAATCGTTATCCCCGAAGTTGTGGTATTGCCCGCCGTTCCCGGTGCGGTATAGGCAATCGTCGGTACGGCGAAAACCGTCCCCGAAATGGTGATTGTCTTTTCTACTTCGGCCATTCCACTAGGAGTAGCGAAAGTAGCGCTCTGGCTAGTTCCGGTAGCAAACGGACTGGCGCAAACAAACTCCGCCTCAAACGGCACAATCGTCTGGTTATAATGCACATCGGGAATTACCAACGAGGCCAGCGTCGCCGTGTAAGACCGCCCGGTCTCGACCACTAGCGTCTGGTCCTTCTTGTGCAGGTCCTGTTGCAAATCATCAACTTTACTCTGCAGATCGCTGGCCGAGCTTCCCTTAACCCAACCCTTCAAGGCAATTCTTTTTTCCCGGTGCTCGTCGGCCACTAACTTTGCTCCCGGCCGTCGGGAAATCGGGACCAAACTCTGGTCTTTCGGTGCCGGTGTCCGGTAAGTCACTTCGGTCGTGTAATAATTGTCGTCTTGTAATGACCTTGTCCCAAAAAGAGGATTTGCCATATTTAACCAAACCACCTTTCCAACTCTGCCTGCCGCCCCATCACTCGCATTATCTTGTTAGCCAGCTCGTCAATGTCTTGGTCCGAGCGGACGCTGACTCCGCCGTAGAAGTTGATCGTCGGAGCAATTCGCGCCGTGTTGTAATTCACATCCGCCCCGGTCTTGGGGACTACTCTTTCGCCTTTGTGTAGAAGCGCTAAACCAGTTTGTGGAACTACGCCACCGTGTTGCCAACCGGGGGGCTTTCCGTGTTCCCAACCAGCCACTACTTGCGAAATTTCCCACTTAATACCTGTCGCTACCTTCTGTGTTGTTTGTTTAATTTCCTCTTTCTTGCTAGCAACCCCCTCATTAAACGCTGCCCCGTATGCTGCCCCCTCTGCAAATCCTTGCGTTTTGTAATCACCGACCCGTTCATTATGTTGTTCTAACAACTCGGCCTTTTCCTCTTCAAATTTTCGCTTGAGACGGGCGATGTCGTCTTCTTGTACCTTATCCTTTATCTTGGCAAAATCTTCGGCATATTTTTCCTCCAGCGCTTTTAATTCATCCAATGTTTCCTGAAGTTCGTCCACCCTTGTTTGGTGATGCTCCTTTTCCTTTTCGTCTTCTTCCTGCCTTAATATCTCCTTTTCTTTATTTGCCAACTCCCAATCCTCATTTTCTCTAGCGATCCGCAAACGAATATCCTCCAGCCGCTCCTCGTCAGCCTCTTTACCCTTTGCAAGCTCCCGTGCCAAATCCTTCTCTAAATCGTAAATCTTCCGTTCATGTTGCAGTTTCTCCTTCGCATCGTTTCGCTCCCTATCCTCTCTTCGCTCTTCAAGTGCTTCTTCATAACTCTTATTTTCTTTATCTAAGTCCTTTTCCAACTTCTTCCGTTGATCCACCTTTGAAAAGAGCAAATCCTCTAAATGCTCGTTGAAGGCGGCGGTTCGCTTTTTCATTTCTCGTTCAAATTTTCTAGTTTCGTCGGCTATCTTTTCCCCCGTCTCCTCAAAATCCTCCCTTATTGCCCTTCCCGACTCCCCTAATCCTGCAGCGGAATCCTCACCTGCCTGCATCATTTCTACCAAAGCATCAACAGTTCTCTGTTCGGTATATTTAAGATTTTCTTGAAGCTCCTCAAAGGCCTTGCGGCTTTTGCCAAATTGAAAAGTTGCTGTTCTGCCAAGATTTTCAAACGAGTACTGAACAACTAATGCCACTTTCCAAACCAACTCTTCAAACATTAGTAATTTTGCCGCAAGAGTTTCAACATTCTTCCCCGCGTCGTCGGCACCGCCACTCAATGTCCGGTTCATATCTTGAATTAACATTGTCAGTGCCGGAGCGAACGCCTCACCAATTGATTTCTTCAGACGTTTCATTTGGTGTTCCAATTTGGCCTGCGAACCAATAAGGGTCTCCCCCATCCGAGCAGCGTCCCCCTCGGCCTTCATTGCCACCTGTAGGGTCCCCAGATATTTAGCCGTTTGCCTTTCGGTGTAACTAAGTTGAGATGCCTTCTTTCCCAGTTTCTGCGCCCCAATATCAATAATTACATTGTAGTTTTCGGTCTGACCCGAAAGGTTACCGATAATGGAACTCTCGGTCATAAACGATTCGGCAAGGTTTCTAACGGCCTGCTCATAGGAAATGTTTTGCGATCGTCCGAACGCCGCCTCGTCTTTGTAAGCTCGCATTAAGTTGGTTGCTTGGTCAATTGAAAGTCCGGTGGAAAGAAGAGCACGCAGGGAGGCTGCCGAGGTCTCAATAGAGAGAAGGCCGTCATCAGCCAGTTCAAGAGCGGACTTATTGGCTACTTCTATGTCCTGTCCAAAAGCATTGGCGGTAGTTTTAAGAGAAATCAAAGCGGCATCCGTTCGTTTATAGATATCAATTGAGTCCTTTATAAAATTAGTAGCCGCCCCCACCGCTTTCTTGAAAAGGTCATAGGCGGCATTAGCACTAAAAATTGCCTTACTCAAATTAGCCAAACTATCTTGTGAGGCCGCCGTTCCCTTTTTTAATTGCGAGTCGTCAAATTCAACAACCGCTTTAAGTCGCCTTTCGTAATCAGCCATTTTGATACTCCCTTTCCAGTTGATACATAAACCACCACATGTCCACTAGTCGCCTCGGAAGGCGTTGGAATTCAGAGTAAGTTATCCCAAAGACCTGACAAAACTTCATTACAAAATAGTCGTAAGGAATTTTGCGTGATTTACCAAGAAAGTGGAGAACTAATTGTTTGGAGATGCTTTTTTTTTATCAGTAATACCAATCGGAAAGATAACTTCCGTTGTTCTATCTACCAACCAAGTTCTCAACTTTGGCGAGAGTTTGGCAATTGACTCCTTTGTTACCGACAACTTTGTCTTCTTGTCAAAAGATAAATTCCAATCGGCAATCACCTGTGAGGCCGCCCAATAAGCCAACTGCTCCCCATCCAATTCCTTACTCAACTTCTCATATTTTTCGGTAAATGCTCCATCCACATCCGACCAAAATGAGATATACGCCCCTTTCAAAAAAGGAACCTCCGCCTCATTTTGAAGTTTGGCGTCCGTTGAGTTGATGTCTATTAAGTCACGCATTCCTTACTCACCTCCTCGATTTTGACAAACCACTTTTAATTGGTTAAAATTTGTCTAGAATGCCTGAAGATAAAGCAACCAAGCCATTTCTCCAACAGGACATTTCTTGCACAGGCTGCTTAGCCCTCTTTTTTATTGTCATTGGCATACCCTTGTTCTTTACCTCTATTGTCCCTGGGCTTCTCTGCTTCATTCTTGCCGCTATCCTCGTCGCCGCTAGCAAAAAGTAACTCCAACCCACTTTGGGAGAACTAGCAAAAAACTCCCCATTTTTATCCTAGTTTTTGTTTTAAGCGTACAAGCTCGACTTCGAATTCCTCAAATAGAAATCCACAAAGCCCGCCTGATTCACCGAGTGGATCGCCTTGAAGTTGCCGGTAAAGGCGTAGTAATTTTCCAACCCCGTCGCAATACTCTTATCCTGCAGGACAATACTCTTGAAGACACACTTCAGATACTCGCTGTAACCACTACCCAATCCGCCGCCAGTCAGTTGTGCCACCAGCGACTTCTTGGTTAGGCCAGTGTAATAATCCAAGAAGGTGTCATCCTCCAGAAACAGCGTGTAACTTCCGCTAATCTCCAACTGACCCAATCGAATCAAGTCCGGTGTGCTGTCTCCAGCCGTTGTTGGCGTGCGGTAAATCGCTTCGGCGTTGTTGTTGATTGTGAAGTTGAAGTTTGTTACCTGGTTGGCCGTCGCCGCTTCTGCCGCTTGGGTTGTATCACCAAACTTAAAGGTCATATCCTTCCAAGTTAGCAATGTTCCCGAAGTGGTCGTTAGCGTCGGTGCCGAGACCGTTGCCGGCGAATCGGTAATAAAGTTCGCTACTGCCTGTGCCAATCCATCGGTTCCAATTGTTACTTCCAGCGAATCCACCGTTGCGTAGGTAAATCTCTTAACCGAAACGCCTGAACCCCGATAGAGCCACAAAGTTGCCGTCTTCGGAGCGTTCCCGCTCACCGTTGCATAGAACAGGTGGTCATTCACCGTTGGTGGTCCCGCCGAAATCGCCGTATTTGCTTCATTACCCAAAGCCAACTTTAGGAAATAGCCAATGTTGCTCGCATCCAGATACATTGTTACCGCCCCCTCGCCCCACTTCTTGCCTGTCTGTGCGTCGTAATTGACCTCACGCGAAGCCCTCGCCGAAATATCCATCAACGGCTCGTGCTTCTCTTCCAGTGTGCAAGCGGTGAAGGGAACGAAAATATCCGGCGTTGCTTCCGCCGTACCGGCAGTGGCCTCAATTGCCAGGCCTACATAACCAGTTCTTCCAATTTCTAATGCCATAACTAATTCACCTCCTTACAGGGTTAACTCAATCAATCGTCTCTCTCTTCTCTCCTTAGTGAGATCCCGGAACTTTATAGATTCCCGGTGTGTTCCGATATTTCTCTAGCGCCTCTTCCAGCGTGTGGGCTGCAATCGAGCCGGGAATATCGTCAAAGACCCATTCCCCCGAAACGCTCCCCGGGCCTTTGTAGTGAGCCCTAGCGTCGGCGTAGGGGTCGTAGGCCGCCTCTGCGGGCGTCTCCGAAGGCATAATGTCCACCTCGGTCTCCTGCACCTCTTCAACCTTTTCCTCTTCTGCCCCAGCTATCCCACTCGCTCGCTCAATGAGTTCGTCTTTGCGCCCCTTGGTTGAGAGACCTGCCTCTTTGAGAATTTCCCGGAGTTCCTTAACGGTCAATTCTTCATAATCCACTTTATCACCCCCTTTAAGTAACTGCTCCTGTTCCCGTATCAAAAACCTCCTGTGCTTTCAAAGTGATGTCCGCCACCCGCACTGCCTTGTCCATCTCCACATAGGAGAAATCGCAGTCAACTGGCTCAATGTATTTGCAAGTTCCCGAAAGTGTTGTGTCCATATGAAAGGCGGTTACCACCTCATCAACCATTTCATCGCTAACTCTTTCGGCTTTACTCACTCCAAACCCTTCTTTTGACCGCTCTTGATACAACTTGACCGAGAAGAACCAGTCATTGATATTTCGCTTATTATCTCCAAAACGGCTCTCCATTCGGGACTTGGTTACCGTGGCATAAGGATGCCCCGTCTCCTGTCCCGTCTCATACCCATAGACCACACCGATGTGCGAACAATCGTCTAACTTATTCTGAATTGCCGTTTTGATTGCCGTTAAACTCATTTTCCTGCCATTGCCTTTAACAAAACATCAACTGTTTGATTAAATGTCTTTTCTACGAAACCAACGCTTGTCTCGACCGCCGGCTTAAAATACTCGTGAGCTTTGGTTCCCACCCGAGCAATTTTTCTTGAAATAACAAAACCCAATCCCGGTTGGTGTAACTTAACCGCTGCCCACCGCTCGATTGGCTCTCTTGGCGGCCAGTGCGGTCTCGTTCCCCTTTCAACAAAAATCCCATGCTTCGCTCCAACAAAAACCTCTCCTCTATAACTTCCCGTAACCTTCGCATAAATCGACTGCTGAAGCTGCCCAGTATAGGGAATCTTCTCCGAGATAATCTTGTCCTGAACTTCGTTTTTGATGTGCCTTGTGGACTTATCCATCGCCGTTCGCACTACGCTAGGAAACATCCCTACCGCTTTGTTAATGTCCGAACGGAATTCTTCCAGACCCTCAATCCTTATTCTCATTTCTAACCCCAGTTATGTATTCTTCTATGACAAGCCAGGCATAGAGTAATTAAATTCTCAAGCGAGTTGTCGTAACTCTCTGAATAAGACACTATGTGGTGCGCACATAGTTCCCCACCGTGCTTACCACATAACTGACAATCCCAATTATCTCTTTCGTAGCACTGTTTCCTCATCCAGAACCAATCTTCTCCTCTATAATCATTGCTACCACCTTTCCAAAGGTATGAATTAGGGCCCCGAAGTGCTAAACTAATCTTCAATCTAGATTCCAATGTGTGCGGCACACCAAATCGGGATGGCGGCCTAAAACCTATCTCCTTTGCTTTTTTACTCATCGCCTGTCGACTTTCCAAGCTCCAATGTTTTTCATACTCCCATAATTTTTGCTTGAGAATCTTTTCCCTTAAAAACCTTTTTGTTTTCTCTGTGTGCCTTTTTCCGTAAAAGGGATTCAAGTCTCCTTGCAAGGACTGGCTTCGTGTCCTGTTCTTCCCCCATTCCCTTAATCTTCTAAGAACGGTCTCCGAACTCACCCCCAGAATTTCCCCAACTTCTCTAGACGACTTTCTTTCTTCAAGATATAATTTCTCTAACTTCCCCAAATCTAAAGGAATTTTACTTTTCATAATAACTACTCCTCCATTAAAATAAGAGCTCCTTCATAATGAGGTAGGGGCCCACCAGACGACCAGTCCTCCACCCCCCGCACCGAGTAAGTATCGCTGGTTCCCGAGACCGTTATCCGCATTCCAATCGCCAAACCCGAATAAGTCGTAAAAAACCTGAATGTTTTGCCGTATTGACCTTCGGCCAAGACCGTCAGTTCCCCGCCGGCGGGCTGGATGTTCATTTTGATTCCCTCCGCCCCGGAGAGCGTCTCGTAGGTTTCCTTGTCCGTATCCGTTGGTGAGACCGCCAGTTTTTGAACCGAACAAACTCTATCCAAAATCATTTAAATCATTGCGATTACTTGGTAAGGTGCTAACAGAGCGTGAGCATCTTTGACCAGGTCGCTTTCTCCTGTCTTTTCCGAGAACTTCATCGAAATGCCGCCCTGTCTAATCTCCGATGCCCCCGCAATGTTCTGTTTTCTCGCTAAAATATCCATCGTCAGCAAAGCGCAGGCCCGCTGAATTGGCTGCGGTATTTCGTAGCCGTAATAACCAGCGTTGTAGGAAACGAGCGTCCAGAAATTAGTCGTCCGCAGAGCCGCCCAATCAATGATGGAGACCGTCTCTAAAGTAATATCCGCCCCCGGAAAGACAATCCGATCTTCCGTTGAAGGAATATCATAAGTCGCTTTCCCACTGCTAGTCAGAGCCACTGTCCCGCTGTAAGTTCCCTTGACAATCTGCACCGAAGAGACGCTGTGAATCGGGCGCTTGGTGGTGTAGATAATTAAGTTATTATCCGAGTCCACCATTCCCGAACACTTCTCGTTGGCAACATCCTCCCGCAACAAGGTGTAGCCCAAGAAATCGTCAATGTCCGCCGACGCTTGGGTTACAAAGCCCGACAATGTCACATCTGAAAACAATGTAACATCTACACTTGGGTACTGAGCTTTAAAGTCCTGTATTGAGATATAATTCATTTTTTATGAACCTTTCTGTGACACTCTACGCATAATATTTGTCCATTATTAACCGCAAACCTTAGATGTGGAAATTCTGCGAACGGCAAAATGTGGTGGGCGTGTAAATCCCCACCCCGCTTTCCACAACTTTGGCAGGTAAAATCATCTCTTTCAAACACTGCCTCTTTCCATAACTCATATTCAAACGAGTTCCTTACTAGATGATTTTCTTTTGTAACTCCTCCTCTCCAATTAGGGTTTCTTTTTCCTTTACTTCCCATTTTTCTCCGCCATTCTTCAGAAAATGGTAGGCGTTTCTTTCCCAACCAATAGCCGGGGCGGCCTTTTTGGGCAGCACTTAATTTACTTTTTGCTCTTTCCGTGTGGTGCTTTCCCCTAAAAGAACTTGGCCTTCCGAGCATTGCCGCTCTTAACTTTCCTTTTGTTTCCTCTGACCTTGGGATTCCTTTATTCCACGGGACTTTACCCTTTTGAGCGTCGCTTATCTTCTTTACAACCTCATCGCTCCAAGTTAGCCCCTTATTCCAAGGAACATTTCCTTTAATGAATTGTCCCTTTTTATTCACTTTCTGTTGCCTCATAGTTGTTCCTTTTCTGTCTCGTCTCTACCAGAAAAGGTAGTAGAGACGAGAACAACTAGGTGGATACCTATCAAGATAGAGCACACCCCGACAGCCTATATTGATAAGGTTCACCGATTACCCTCAAGACGGTTGCCTCCAATACGAAGGAAATGTAACTGAAGTTACTGGACGGCACATCAATCCGGCTCATCGGAATGAGGTCTTGCATATCAATCCAGACCTCTCCCGCCGGGCTTCTCTCGGTCAAGAGAAAAGCGTTCGCTCCGACATACTTGTCGACCAGCACATCAATGAGCGATCCGTCAATCGGGTTCAAGACCGAAGCCAAGTGGACGCCACCGATTCCCCGACCCTGGTTGTCAACAATAATCCTCTGAATTGACCCGCTTCCCTGTAGTTCGTCTGCCATTGCTCGTGCGTTACGAGCGTTCAGAACGATACAAGTTGGAAAGCCATCAATGTTCGAAAGGGTTTGACAATAAGTTCCCAGACCGGAAATCGTTACCAATGAAGCGGTGCCGGAGTTGGTCGTAATTTGCGTAGCGAGACCATCAAACTCGTTGGTCCGACTGGTGGCATCCCCC